GTTGTTTCCCGTGTATCGCATGGGCATGGCGCTCGGCAGCCGCATGGTCGAGGCGTCACCGCTGGGCCTGGTCGGCACGGGCTTCGACGTCGCGCGAGGCCTGGCTGGAAAAGGCCCGTACGCCGCGGGCCTGGGCAGCACGCCGACGGGCACGGCTGTCGGACCGCTCACCGAGCGGCTGACCAACAACATCATCGGCACCGTTGCCAGCATGTGGCTGGCCAACAAAGCCCTGGCCGGCCAGGTCACCGGCGATGGACCGACCGACCCCGGCCAGCACCAGGCGTGGCTGGCGAATGGCAATCAGCCGAATAGCTTCATCGGACCCGACGGGGCCTACCACAGTTGGCAGAAACTGCCGCCGCAGTTGCGCGGTCCGTTGATGACCGCAGGGGCCTACGCGGATGCGTACCAGGCCTACGCCAAGGCCCTGGCGACCAAACAGACGGCCGGGCCACAGGCGTATGGCATTGAAGAGCCGCTCACCGCGGCGGCCTGGCAACTGGTGTCTGAGATTGGGCGTCAGGTGGCCTCAGCGACGCCGATGCGGACCCTCGCAGACCTGTACGACGCGGTCGGCTCGAGTTCGAACGCGTCCGGTGCTGGCATGAGCGCCGCGGGGGATGTTGCTTCGAAAGTCCTGGGCGGCATGGTCCCAGCCTCGGGCACGGTGCGTTCGGTGGCCGAGATGACTGACCCGACGCAACGCCAGACGCTGACGCCGCGCACGCTGCAGGAGTTGCCGCAGAGTGTCCTCGAGCACGTCGCCCAGAATATTCCTAGACTGCGGGAGGGCTTGCCCGCGCGCCAGGACGTGCTCGGGCGACCTATCAGCAACCCGTTGCAAGGCCTGGGGGAGCTGTTGCCGGTTCGGACTGCCGCGGGGCAGCAGACGCCGCTGCTCGAGGCGATGCAGCGTCTGGGGGTGGCGCCGTCCGGGCCGCCAGCCACGATTCCATACGGCCCAGCCAACGAGCTGCGGCTGAAGCCCCAGGAGCAGCGCGCCTTCGAGCAGTATCGCGGCCAGATCCTGGAACGGTCAGCCGCGCCGCTGGTGGCGTCGCCGCAGTTTCAACAGATGCAGCCCTACGCGCAACGCGCGGCGCTTGAGCGTATCGACTCGGCCGCGGCGTCGGCCGCTGGTCGGATGGTGCTGGGCGACATCGTGCGCACGCCTGGCGCGGCCCAGAGCCGTATGCAGTCGACGGGCGTTCTCGCGCCAGTGGTGGGCTATGGCCCGGACATTCTCGGCAATCAATACACCGACCCAGGTGCGTCAGCACGTCTGGCCCAGCACCAGGCGCTCATCCAGTCGCTGCTGGGGAGCTAGGGGTTGACCCAGAGCGGGCAAGTCATGGCGACCTGACCGCCCTCAGGCGTCGTAACCACCGAGCAGCCGCTGTACAGCAGGTGCAGGTAGGTGTCGCCGCCCATGCCCTGAATCCGGTAGGTGCTGTGCAGATTGAGCGCCAGAAGGGTCGCGCAGACCATTGCTGAAGCGATCAGGATCGCGAGGACCAGGGGCCAGGATTTAGACTGAGTCTGCATCCGGAAGAACCTCCTTCGGTGCCGTGCTCCCGGCAGTTCGCGCTGTGCGGGAGCCTTTTTGATGTGCTGCGCACTATAGCGCCGGAGGGTTGAGTCGGTCGGACTTGCGCGGTGTTATCGTAGGCGTGTCTGAGAAATGCCAGACGCTGAGCCAGGCGCACCTGCCCCGACGAGTCCGGACGGCGAGTCCCAGGTCACCATCGCTCTCGGTCCCGATCAATCGATCTATCCCGAGAGCCTGAGACCCCCTGAGACCACGCCCGCACCACCCGCCGACGACGCACCGGAACCTGACGAAGCGACCGTCTCCGAACCGCCGCCCGAAAGCGCTGGAACCGTCCTCCCCCCCGAACAGGGTGAGACGCGGGGGACCCGCCGACGAGCTGCCGACGAGGCGTACCAGCGCGGGCTGGCAGAAGGTCAAGCCAAGCACGAACGGGAGCAGGCCGAACGCACACGCGCGCAGCAATACGAGCAAACCCAGCGCGAAGCCACGCAACGCGTGGACAGTCTCTTCCAGGACCTGGGGTCCAGTGACTGGGCCACCGTCGATCGGGCCCGTCGCGAGCTCGCACAGATGTACGGCGGTAACCGTGAGGCGCAACAGCTTCAGCAGGCCACGCGGCAGCAGATCCTGACCGAAATGGCCCAGGATTTCTCAAAGCTGCGCGACCTCGAGGGCATCACCGATGCCGACTATCAAGCCCTGCACTCGGCGCCGTCCGCGGCAGACCTGGCCAGGCGGGCCATCGACCTCGGCAAAAAGTCTCAGGGCGATCAAATCGCACGCCTCGAGGCTGAGTTGCAGGGTCTGCGCGGCCGACTGGTCGGCTCACGTGCGACACCCGAACGCGCCAATGGCAGCAGCCACTCAGATGGCAACGTTTCGATCGAGGAATACGCGACTCTGTCGCCGAAAGACGCCCGCAAGCTGAGCCCAGCGCAGATCGATGCGATGACCGCCCAGATGCGCGCCGACGCCGAGCGCAGTCGCAGCTAATCAGGGCTGACTTCAAACAGCCCTCCACCGGAGGGTTCATACCACCTTGGCCGACGTCACGATTACGACGGCCGCGCTCTACATCGACCAGGTCTGGTCGCCTGAACTCAATCGGGCTATCCAGTACGACGTCGTGGTCGCGGCATTATTCGACGACAAAAGCGCGCTGGTCGACCAGCACGCCAACACCATCAACTTGCCGAGCAGGCACAACCTGACCGCCAACGCCAAGGCGGCGGGCACGGCACTCACGCCACAGGCCATCACCGAGACCCAGCAACAGTTCGTGTTGCCGATGACCAATGGGCACAGGGCCATCGCGCAAGAGATCGAGGACATCGCCGAGATCCAGAGCCGGTACGACATCCGCTCCGAGACGACGATCGCCGGAGCGTATGCGCTCGCGCGTCAGATGGACGTGGATGCCGCGAGCCTGTTCGCCGCCGCGACCAACTCGAGCGGGACCTCGAGCGCGGAGCTGACCGACGACAACCTGATTCTTGCCCGCACCCTGCTGCGCAACAACGCCGCGCCCAGGCCCTGGTACATCGTGGTTCCGCCCGCGACCTACTCCGGTTTTCTCAAGCTCGAGAAATTCACCAACATGCTCTACATCGGTGAAAGCACCGAAGGCACGGCGGTGGAAGAGGCCAAGGTGGGCCGCATGTATGGCGCCGACGTGTATGAGTCGCAGTTGCTGGCCGGCTCAGCACCAGCCGCGACCGGTGCGTTCTGGTCGAAGACGCACTACTTCAAAGCTATCCAGCGTCAGCCCACCACCCACACCTGGTACAGCCCGCTCGACCTGGCCTGGATCGTCAGCATGGACTGCATCTACGGCATGTTCGAACGGTTGGAGGCCGACGAGGCCGCGGCAGCCACCACCAACTCGAGCAACTGGGCTGTCAAACTTTTATGCACGAAATGACCTGCACTAACTGAGTAATTTACGTGCAAGTTCCTCGCCAGTTAGCCCGTGGTAAACCACGATCAGAAGTGGCCTCGGTTGCATAGCGAATTGGGCGTCGACATTGTTGAGTGCCTTGGCGGTTCCCCCGTACATGAAGTACAGACCGGGGAAATGAACCGACGTGGTGCGCCACATGTACGACAGGTAGGGCAGCGCTCGCTTGATCTCGATGAATCCATCGCCGGGGATGTAGAAATCCGGTCGCACTCGGTCCATGGAGACTGCCGTGGGGTTGGCCTCTTGGAACCGCGCCTGCAACTCAGTCTCCGGAATGCCCTTCAACCCTTCGTAACGTGCCCTGGATCGAGCATTCTGGTCGTCGCGCCATTCGGGATCGGTTGCCCTGAGCCGGTTCACCCGCTCGAGTTGGCGTTTCGACGTCGCCCGTCTCAACTCGGGGTGCTCGTCTCTCCATTTCTTGGAGTACTCGCGGCTCTCTTCGGGATTCTGAGCGCGCCACCTGGCCATTGTCTCGCGCGCGATCTCTTTCGTGCGTTCGGGGTTTGCCGCCCGCCACTTCCGCATGTACTCGGCCTGTCTGGCTCGCTTCTCTTCGGGGGTCACACTACATGATGCAAACCACACGTAGCGGTTGCTGTTGCAAAGTAATCCAGAATGAGTAACGTCGACATGTTCCAGGGCGCCAACTACGCCCCGTTCACGACCTCGAACGTGGCGGTGAAGGCCCGTGGTGGCCGCATCGCCAAAATCGTGGTCACCGCGGCGATTACCGGCTCGCTCACGATCTACGACAACCCGTCGGCGGCCAGCGGTCAGATCCTGTACGTCTCGGCCGCCACGCCAGGCGTTGGCATCATCCCGATCGACATCCCGGCTCGCTCTGGCATCTTCCTGGTGCCAGGCTCGGCCGGCGCGGGCATCGTCGTCTATTCCTGAGCATGCCGAATGTCATCGTCAGGCCCGACCTCGAGCAG